ACCACACCTTCAGCAGACCAAGTAATATCAACAACAGTCCCATCATCCTTGATAACACTGACACCACCATCAGTCGCAACCGCAATAGTAGGCACAGGCAAGCCCGTAGCAGCATCAATAGGTGCGTTGGGCAGAACGGTCATGGCTACATCGTTGACTCTTTCATCTACGATGTAATTAGTGTCATAAGTAGAAACGCCTTTTTGGTCATTTCTTTCTGCAATATTTCCAAGATATATACTGTGTGCATTTTCACGCCAGTTCGGGAAAGCAACTTCTGATACAAAGTTTATGTAACCTAATCCGTAGTTAGCACCATTACCAAAACAAACGACACCATTTAATGCTGTAACTGAAGTTAAGTTAGCAGATATATTTGCAACAATACTGTAAGGGGTTGTGGAAGGAGCATTAAAAACCATCCACATAGGCAGATCAGGGTCATCACCATCGTAGATCGTAACCTGATTACTCTCAGCCACAATAACAGCAACCGCAGGGAACTCCTTACGGCTACCACGGGTGGCAGTGTTCAAGGTTTCGTTATACCAGCTTGTAGCTTGTGTGCGCTTACGCCATGCACCACCGTCACTGTCCTTGCTGGTGTCATACACGAATACGTCTACGGCTGTGTCGGTGATGGTTTCTGCGATTGCGTCTAGGTTAAGGCCGTTGGTAGTGGTTGTACCTTGTACGTCTAACTCAGTGGCAGGGCTGGTTGTGTTTACGCCTACCCGACCTGCGCTGGTTATGCGCATGGCTTCTGTGCCGTTTGTCCGAATTTCAAGCGCATGGTTGCTTTGGGTGCCAAAAATACCACGGTCAGAGAAGCTGATGATTGTCTCAATAGTGCCGTTGCCAAAACCTGCAACACCATTGACGGACAACGTGCGGCTAGGCGAATCCGTCCCAATGCCAACATTGCCTCTATCAAGCACAAGATTGCTGGTGTAATCTGTACCAGCATTTCTTACGTTAAATTGATGTTTTACTAAACCAGAACTAACAACTTGTTGTAATCTAAGATCAAATTCAGAACCTGCGGAAAAACTTGTGTATTCCCAGCTTTGTACATCATTGGTTCCAGCTTCACCCACAGCAGGTCTAACTACTAATCTTGAACCAGAAAAAGAACTAGGCGAACTCGTCCCAATGCCCAAGCTCTCAGCACTCGCATCCCAGAAGAACTTTGCTGTCGTGCCTGTGTCCTCGTAGAAGCTGATGTCGCCGTTGGCATCAAGACGCATGGTTCTATCGCCACCTGTCCAAATGTCATATCGGACGTTACCATCAATAAGCTGCGAAACCTCATCAGCATCAATGTAGAAACGTGATTGCTGCGTCCCATTACCCACAGTCAGCCCATCGCTGGTCAAAGTCCCAGTGATGTCTACACCTGTGCTGGTGGTGGCGAGTTTTGCGGAGTTGTCGTAGAAAAGAGATGCAGAACCATTGTTTGAGAACGATGCAAGTTGCTCATTAGTATTTGAACGTATGCTTACTCCAGCACCATCACTTCTGATGCGTAAAGTTCCTGCCCCTACATCTTCAATATAACTGTGCGACCCATCATGGTAAATTTGTAGGTCAGACCCAGCGCCGAAGATGGCTTTGTCGTTGTCGCCGAAGGTAAAGTCGGCAGATGTAGAACCGCCGCCCATTGTCACAGTGCCAGTTACGTCAATATCATTGCCAATCGCGGAGTTACCCTCGATTTTGTCGATAACCTCGTTGAGCTTGTTGCGGGCCGATAAACCTGATTCACCGTTGCTGATTTGAGCCATTGATTATCTCCTATCGCAGTTCATGCCAGCGGGTGTAAGAGCCGACGACTTTATAATAATGATTATTAGGCACTATAGCAGATGCCGGAGCCGTTGTGGAGGCATTGCCGTTTGCAATGCTTAAATAAGTTACGCCATCAGAAGATACTTGCAAATAAGTTGTCCCCGTCCCTAGTTGTACGGCCACATTGACAGCCTTTCCAGAGGTGTTTTGATATGCCGTGTCTGCCGCCCTGGACCCGCTCATGTCCTGCCAAGTCTGCGAATTGCCAACACTGTCTGGAGCGAACTGGTCAATGGCCGCTTTTATTTTAGCAGGCGACACAAGGCTATCAATAACTTCAGTTCCCGTCGTCCAGGCGCTTTCGTCCTGATCGCCGACCAAGCCAGTTTGCGTGCCACTTGTGTCAACAACATGAGTGTCGTCAAGGATGTGAATTTGACCATTTGTTTGGTCAAGATAGAAAAGGTTTATCCAGGCATCGTTGGTCGCATTGCGCATCTTTAAAATGCTGGTCGCTGGGTCTGTGTCGTAGTCATACCAGAGCATGTTTGCGTATTTAGTCGCAGGCTCACTTTCACCGCTCGATAAAGACGCAAGAGCCTTTAACGCTAAGTTTAGGTCAATCCTAAAAGCTCCCGACGATTGGTTGATTATATCAAAGTCATGTTGTGACATTTTAATACTCCACTTTGGCGATTATGCCACCTGTCCACTCAAACAAACCAGTTGAAGGTTCGTTTATATTACTCACACCCCTAAAAGTCGGGCCTGCATTGTATGCTTTCGATAGTACCTCAACTTTAAACTTAAAGTAACGACCTTTTATAATGTTTGATGTTACTCGCTGAAAACCGTTGCCCACATCAACATAAGGAATGATCTTGAAGTCAGCTTGTATTTCGTTGTTAATATCATCAACCAAACATCCGAGATTGTCCCAAACTCCAAAAACTTGATCTATCGTGAAGGTCTCCTTGTTATCAAGATTGATTCTGGCGAAATCATAATTGAATGTGACCCTAGCCTCCTGAACAGAACCCAAATCTATGTCATTTCCACCAGCAAAATCTGGATGACTTGCATATCCCCAGATAACAATCTTACCTTTATAATTCGCTGACGTTACATAGCTCCCCGATGGAAAAATGGGGTCTTCAACAGTGTAGGATAATTGCTCAAAATCTACGCTATTGCTGGCCCAACGATTTGCTGTTGTTGAGCTGGAATATGGATTTGAGATTTCAGAGCCGTCAAGCGGAAGGCGTAAATAGTTCAGAGATGGAGTGCCTGCCTTGCTGATCGCTCGGACAACATAAGTTCCTTCCTTTGTGCCAGCAGTTATATTGTTGGCGGGGCGCGCAACCTTATCAACCCAGGGAACAGTCTTATCAATGTAAACAACATTGGTTGCAGTCCCGTTGCCCTCACCGATCTGATCGTAAGGCACATCATTGTCAAAGTCGCTGTGACACCAAAACTCCAGGCCGACAGTGTTGCTCGCGGCTCCGATCTTGGTGAAGTCAGTGGTCCCAACTGTTTTTATTTTGTAGTGAAGACCAGCCACAAAGTTGCCAGAAGATACCGTTGCGCCATCAACGACCTGAGTGTGACGAACTTCGTAATGCGAAAGAGCTTGGCTTTCAGATGTCTCCCAATAAAGCTGAGTTGAAGATATGTCATTAACGCTGACAAATCCCTCAGTCGGAGCAGCTATAGTTGAGTCAGAAAAAGGAACCTCAAATGCAGGATGGATAACAGGAGAGCCGCGAAAGCCCAGCTTTGTTATCGGAGTGATTTTGATATTATAAGACCCACCGGAGATATTCTGAACTCTGATTGTTGGCGGCGGACCTGTAAACACAGTTTCATAGTCAGTTTTGACTATAAGGTCAGAGTAAAGGTAACGAGAGAAAAGCTCAGGTCTTTCAAGCATGTAGGTGTGCATCTCACCAATGCGGGTAAGTTTGGTGCTATCACTCAATGGACCGTAGTAATATTCAGCATAATCATCAATGTCATCAATATCCACATCGCCGTCGTTGTCGATGTCGCCAATCTTTCGGCCATTAATGGTCTGAGTGCTGAAAAGATCATCAGCCCCAGCCAACCCCTCGATTACAAGCTCACGGTTAATCAGACCAATGGGCGATAAAGCATTGGTATTATCAGTCGCCCTTTGCAGCTCAACCTCCAAACGCTCAATGCGTCCCAAATTGCTGGACGAAACTTGAATAACAAGATCGCGCTGAAACTTCTCACCAAAGGAAATATTTTCCAAAGTCGGCGAAAATCCAAACCCAACATCATCATAAAATTTAGGCAAGATTGTATTGTTGGTTGTGATTGATTTCTCTTCCGAATCCCAAGAGAATGCAGTCTGACTTGTTTCCTGTAATGCCATAGCCACTCGCATATCGCCAGCATCGCTGTTGGCAGCAAGAGACCACGAAACAACTTCAAACTCTTTGTTTGACCATCCGTATCTGTCAACGGTCAATCGCACGATGTCACCAACCTCAACCTCAAACGCAGACATTCCGAACTCAGCGGAAACTGCTATCTGCTCTCGGCTTCTAAATAAAGTCTGCTTGGCTAGTCGTTGAGCCATTGATGAGGATGTAGTGAAGGGAAGATCAAGGTCTAAAATGTTCTCAACGCCACCGTCCTCAAACAGGAAGGTGCCAGTGCTTTTTATTTGAGGATAGTCTGAGCTGATCCAGTCTTGCTCGGCATCAATAAATGTACCCTGAACAGAATTGAAATTGTCTCTCGCGCTGGTTCTAGTCTTAACATTAATTTCACTCCTAATGTCATCAAGAGTAAAGTCTTTGACAGGCGATGTGTAAGCTCCAACTTTAATTTTCCATTTGCCTGACCCCCAGAAAATTGTTCCAGCACAGGATGTTAGCATTCTGCTCAGATTGTCTGCTGGCGTACTTTCTGCCGACAAAACACCGTGACACTCATATCTATTCTCAGTCCCGCCACCCGAAAGCGCAACCTGCTCATCACATATATTGGCCGCTGCTTGAAGCATTGTGTCGTCAATTCTATCATAAGACGAATCTCCAAGCCCATAATCAGCACGAATGTAATCAGCAACGCACAAAGCTGGATTTGCGCTGTATGTCCACGTTGAACTATCGGTTGCGCTCTGCGCAGGGTCTCTAGGGTCGTAAACCTTTTTTCCACGCACAACGGCAGTAATGCTTGGCATTCCTGAAGCAAATTTGTTTTGGTCGTAAACCATATTAACGTATAAGTACGCTATTTTTTCTCCAGTGCCATAAGTCGTTGGATCACCTGTTATATATTCAAAAGGTGGCGGAGATGTCTGGCTTCCATCGTATTTCAAAACTCTGATAGAATATGACCAAGGCTCACTCGTTACAAGTCCTTGCGCAATAAGTGAAGGATCATCAATAAGAGTAACAATTTCATCATTTATATAAATATCAGAAATATCAGCAACTTCATGTCCCGCAACCGCAATTACCACATGAAGCCTTGAATTATTAGTTCCAGATGTAGACATGCTCACAATCGTGCCACCCTTGCGAACTTCGCCGTAAATGTATTGTTGAGGCTGAATGGCCTCTCTTGAAGTCAGGAGCCTTCCACTAGAGCTGTTCAAATTGCCGAAATCTGGTTTTGGCATGAGTGCGCTGACAGCGTAGCTGGTCGCAACAGTTATAGCTATTGTACCGACAATATATGCGCCAGTTGCGCCTAGAAAAGTGCTTGTAGCCAAAGTTGCACCAGTAGGGCCGAATGCGCTAAGTATAGCGGCGCCAATATATGTCGGATCACGAGGCACGCGATCCCAACTATTCCAGCTATTCCTGGTAATGCTGCCAAGTTTATACATCATGGCTTAATCCACGCACTGCTAACTATATCTACTGGCAAATAAAGCAGACCCCTTCTGGTGAGAAAGGCGGCCTTTGTGCCAGTGCTTATGCCAAATGCCTGACCCAACAAAAAACGTCGAGACAACTTTGCAGTTACCAAGGCTCCGCGCGGTGCAATATAATCAATCTTTGTCAACTTTGATGAAACGCCTTCCTCAAGGGTTTCAAATCCAAACTCAGACTGAAGCTCGTCGTTTGCAATATGCTCCTTGCCCCTCATATAGCGGCCCAGCCAGTCATCGCACCAACCCTCGCCGTACATCGCATGAAAAGCGCCATTCGTGAAAGTCAAACAATCGTTAGACCCCCAAACGAAATCTGTCTTACGTTTGCTTTCAAGATATTCGTTCAATGCTTCTATATTCACGACGCTCTTCCCCAGACAATCTGCATGTCTTGAATTTTTGACACATTATCAAAAAATGTGTCGGCTGGATACCTGGACTTGTGGTTTTCTGAAGTATATCGACGAACATTTGCGCGATCCAACTTAATCAATCGACTTGTGACCGAAAGCTGTATGACACTCGAATCAGAGCTGTCCTGAATATCCATCGTGTCCATCTCGCCGCTAAACACCTCTGACGTCGCATAATACAAGTCACCAGCATCTGTATCGCCAGGACCATCATTCCACTCAGACGTATCAACCCAGACTCCAGTGTCGTCCCAAGAGCCAAACTGCAATATCCAGTCGCTTGATGCTATACCAAAATAAATCTTGCATTCACGCCGCTGATAAGGCTCCTGAAGCGCCATAGAGATAATATCAGACGGGATGCCGCTGAATGTAAGTGTGGCACTCTGTGCGCTGAGATCACTGACCTCAGTCAGGCCGCTAATTCCCATTAACTGTCCCGCACCAGTATAAACCTTTGAAACAGTCCCCGTTCCCGTGCCGCGATCAGTTGCGTAGAATACCTCTCCGGCAGTGTTGCTGGCGGCTCCGATTAAAGTGAAGTCGGTGTCTCCAACCGATGTGACGATATACTCATCACCAATACCTATCGTGTCTACGTTGACAGGTGCGCCAATGGCGCGCTTTCCGTATCCCGTCCAAAACCGCAAAGTGTGATTGTCTAAGATAATCTCAACCGCGTTAAATATTTCAACGGTGTCTTTCAATAGTGCGGATGTAATTTCTGGATTATTACGCGACATCAGATCGCCTCCATTGCACCAAAAGTTATTCCATAGATGCTGGCCTCGTTGACTGACCATGCCTGCTCGTTCGATGATAAACGAAACAAGCCCTTGGCGCTAGATGTAACCACTGAAGAATTGTCAGATGGAGCATTCCTGACGCTTGGCCAAATCTCAAGAGTTGTTTCACCACTAGCGTTTGAATTTACGTCCTCCAACACTTTGTGCAAAGAAGCTGACGCACCCGATCCAAATTGAACATAATCTCCAGCCTTGAGCCATCCAGTTTGGCTTGGAAGGCAACCATCAATGTTAATAAGATTGCCAGTTTGCGCAGCACCATTGACAAGTGGCGAACCGCCAGCGGACCCGCGAGGAGTAACCCCTGAAGGATCATTTAGCAAAAACGTGCCGAATTGACCCCGCAGCGCAATTAACCAAGAAATCCAAACTTCAGCGGTATCACGCTTCATGGGCGGTAAAGTTATGTCTGCCTGCCATGCTTGTCCAGAATAAGCATGTGCCTGACCAGAAAACGTGAATGGTGATCTACTGTATGCCACAGCATTGATGGCCCTCAATTCGATCTGAGCCACACCTGTAACGGTTGGCAGCGCAAGAGGATAAATAATAGCCATTACGAGAACGCCTTTCCATATGACCCGCCACGACGTTTTGCATCAACAACCGCAGCTTTCGCCGCGTTGGCGATCTGCGGCATAAGCGTCCTAATCTCTGTTCGGACAGTTTGTTGTACACCAGTTGATACGTTGATCGTTTGATTTACTACTACGCTACCTCCGCCGCCGCCCACCGCTGCTTTTGATTGCGCCACGCTCAAAACGCGGCCTGCGCTTGATGGAACAAACAACTCGCGGCCATGTTCGCCAGTCATATAAGGTTGGCCAGCATTGACTGATCGCCCAGATGCAGCACCAGTTATGCCGAATGCCCCACCAATAGCCCCAAGAATTCCAGACCCAGCAGACGTTGCCGTTGCTAATTGCCCAACCATTCTTTGAACTACAAGAACCCTGTACAGTTGTCTAATTACATCCGCCGCCATTGACTTGAAGGCATCTTTAGCTGATCCCGTTCCATCAACCATTGACATGAAGGCACTCTCCATAGAGCTTTGCATCGTGTTGCCAATAGTCTCAAATTCAGACGCAGTTATGCCAAGCTGCTCAAGCTGATTTGTGTAAACCTTTAAGGCTTCCGCAGCTCTCAATGAGGCTAATTCACTCTCCGACAAAGCTGATGATTGCGTGTTGGCAAATTCTGCCGCAGACTTTTCCGCATCAAACCAAGCGTAGGCAATATTTTCGATTTGGACAATATCATATCTGTCCATCTCTTCGCCAGCTTCTTTGTAAGCAGCCTTCGCGTTTTCAATCATTTGATCTCTGCGGCGCTCTAATCTTGCTATTTCCTGCTCAAGAGGTTTGAGACCTTTTATCCCAGTCTCAAAAACAGCATCTTCCGTTGCATCAAGAAATGGATTCAAAATTGCCTCCAAAGCCTTTTGGAGATTGTTGTCAGTGCTGCCTGGAGGTGTGCCTCCTGGCGTCGTTGTTACGCCTCCAGAGGTTGTGGTGGTGGTAGTGCCGCCACCTTGCAGAGCATCAAGCGTTGCTTTTAATTCCGCAGCCGCATTTTGCTGCTCTCGAATTAGGGCCATTGCGTCACGGATAGCAGTCTGCTTCCCCTGAATAAGAGTCAATTCTTCCTGTGCTGCATCTATTGCTGCTTGTTGCAATTTTTTTTGATCTTCAGGTTTTCCAAAAAAACCAGCACTTATTGTAACCTCACCAGTAGCAAGCTCCCTGACCGTCTCACTTGCTTCGTAAGCCTTTCTATTTAGAGCATCCAATTCCTGCTGGTACTCTTTAAGCTGCTCGCCTTTGCTGATGTTGAAAATCTTATCAAATCCAGCGACAACAGTGAGAGCAAATGTATTAAACTTCGCGGTCATAACGTCCATGACCTCATCAAAAGTTCTGCGCATTGCGACTGAATTTGTAATCATATCATTTGACATAACAACACCCAAGTCTCGACCAGCGGCAGCCATTCTCTCAAGCTGCTCAGAGTTATTTAGCAACAAAGGCGCAAGCAAAGTTGCATCCGAGGCAATTGCCTCAAGGTAAAACGTCAACTCTTGCTGGCTTACATTCGCATCCTGCAAGCCCTTAACATACTTCCCAAGAGCCTGCTCACTTGACAGGTTCTTAAACTCTTTTGCAGTCAGACCAACCTTGGGTGCAATATTTTCAAAAAAGTCGGCCAATGGACCAGCGCCAGTTTGGAAAAAGTCACCAAACTTATCATTTACATCTTTAAGTATGTCGGCCAGCTTTTCTTCCTGAACCCCAAATTTTCCTGCGGCAAAGGTCATCTCTTGGAACCTTTCCGCACTAAGACCCGCAACCCTTGAAAGGTTATCAATACGGACAGCGGCATCCGTTGCGTCTTTTATCATTCTAGCAAAACCGCTTGCCACAACGCCAGCAGACAAAGCAACGCCAAACTTTGAAGCAACGCCAGACAGCGCGTCAAAAGACTTTCCAGTTTTGCTTAATTGTTTCTGAGATTGCTTCGCAAAACGCTCAACGCGCTTTTGGCTGCGGTCCATCGCTTTTGTGAACTCTTTATCACGGGCCGCAAGAATGATGTTTAATTGTTCTGCATTAATTGCCATCGACTCGCCTCACCAGCTCTTTGTAGTCACCCGAGGTCATAGCTTCTGCGCCAGCCTCTTTGGGGGAATGTGCATCAGACCAACCCTTAAATGCAACCCATGTATCTTTCGGGATCATATCACGAATTTCCTCTGGATGTAAGCCAGCGATGATCCCGTTGCCAATCATCGACCTGACGTTCAGTCGGCTATGTCTCCGACCTCCGTCTTTTTTTTTAATTCTTTTTCTTCACCAACGTCAGGCATGAAGGCAACGCCAAGAAGTGCTTGAGCGATTTGATAAAGCCGCATCAAGTCTTCTGGAGTGCAGTCGCTAATAACCGCATCGGCCTGCGCGTCTTTCATGCCACCGCCGACCAGCCCCAAGGCCACAAGATCGCGAACCTCTTTGCTTGTCGGCTTAGTGCCTCGGCTGAAAAAGCCATCCCAAAGGTCAAATATACCACGATATTTATCTTCAAACCGCTCAATCTCACGATTGCGGAGTTTAAAAGAATAAGTGGCATCGCCGATAGTTTCGACAATGCCACCTCGCTGTGCTTCAGCAGTTATAGCCATTATGCTGCTGTAAACGTCACTACGCCATTGCTTTCAAGAGAGATGGAGTAAGTAACGCCACCCTCAGTCTCGCCGCCAAATTCCAAAGACGAAATGCGGAAAGCGCCAGCATATGTGCCAAAGTCAGGAACAACAACTTGCATGTTTACTGCATTGTCAGCCGACATTGCCACAGTGTTCATGCGTGCCTCTGCTGTGCTGTCTTCAAAAAAGCCATCACCAGAAACGCTCAGGTTTTTAAGGCCAGCAAGAGTTGCAGTCCACAGAGCGCCTTCCGGCGTTGTGCAGTCTGGAGTTGTCACATCTATAGAAGAATTATTGATTGTGAGAGATTTGGAATTCAATCCACAAAGGTTTGCGAATGTTTCCGATGCTTCGCCATCGCCGATTTTGACCAGCAAGGCGCGTCCGAGTTGTTTAGCCATAACTGGCCTCCATTGTTGTGCGCTTGCCCAGAGCGCCGGAGTTTAGGCGGTGTCAAGCATAGCTTGAAGCGAAATGACAGCCGTAAAGCCACGGCCCTCACTATCTCTTGTAACCGATATGGCCTCAAATATCAATTCGACTAAAGTATAGCCTGCAATTGAAACAGAGGCTTCCTGGCGGTGCAGAGCGGCCTGAACCGCCTCCGCTATCTGTGTGGCCTCAACCCGGCCAGAGGCGCTGCGAGAATGAGCCTCCAAGCTGATGTCAACTAAGGCACCTTGAGCGGTGTCCGTGTCGAAGGCATTTGGTTGAATTGTGTTAAACCGCAAGTATGGAAAAACAACATCCTGTGGAGGCTCGTCATAAATGCGAGTTGAGACCAAGGAAGTGACCCCAGAGCTTGCCTTCAATGCTGCCAAAACGCCAACCTGGGTTGCGAGTGCGTAACCATCAGCCATTCATCGCATCCTTGATCGCTTTGTTTAGGTTCCTCGCAACAGTTCTGTTGTGGCGAACACCGACCATGCTCTTAACCTCTTTGCGAAACTCATAACCAAATGTCATGTTTCCGTAGCCATAGTTTATAGAACTTGCTGCCAAACCCTCACTAAACTCACCGTCATAAAAGTTGATAAAGCCAAATATTTCGCCTGACTTTGTTATGACGTTTCCGTTTATTCCCTTTTTTAAATCACCGCTTTCAACAGGAACAATCGAGCGAGCCTTTCTAACGCCATAATTAACTGATCTCTGAATAGAGTTTTCCAGAGCCTTGTGGGCTTCTTTGGGCAAATCTTTCATTTGCCGCATCAGTTTCTTATGACCAGTGACCTTCATGCCGCAACACCCTTCTCAAGAATAAACTCCATCAAAGTGTCTTTAGCGTCAACCTGCATAACATCCTTGATCGCCCAAGTGATGCCGCGCGCAACAACGCGGTCAGCAGAGGTGATAGTGGAGGTTGTGCTGTCTGATCGGACTCGCATTGTTGCCAAGGCTACATCGCTCAGAACACCGCCGTTGATGCGCTCTCGACCCTTCTGCTCTCGCAGATCAGCCGATCTAGTGGCCAGATCACTCCACCCACTATAAACATTGCCATATTCGTCAGAAGCACCCTCGGTGAGCCTTTGAAACACGGCGCGCTCACGCATTAGGCCAGCCTTAACCATACCAACAATTCCTGTGCAAATTAAGCATTTCCTCATATCCAAATGGAATATTAGAAAGCTCGTCAACGCCAGTTTGCTCGCGGTTGTCATACCAGTGGCCGATAAGAAGCATGAGAGCGTGCCGAATAGTCTGCGGGACATTAGTGATTTCGTCACCGTATCCAATCTCATATTCAATCTTAATAGCATCTGAACGCTGCTGTGAGACAGGCCATGTAAAGCTATCTTTTGGACTTATAACTGTAGCAAAGTCAGTGCCGAAGACTTGATAATTGTTGACATCATCAGTCTGAAGAACGCCATCAGTGTCATAATATTTGACCGCAGTCACATCTTGAACCGGGCCAAGTATTAAAGAAACACTCTGAGGCGGATTTGCGTTTATCCATTGCGCCCATTTTTGAGTAATCATAGCCTGGCCGAGTGCGCCGCGCACGTCCGTATATGCAACTGCGACATCAATCAGCCGCGTCAATATCGTATCATCGTCATCATGCTCAACTCGCAGTTGCGCCTTTACCTCCGCCAAAGTGATCGGAGTTATCAAGGGAGCGTCCACTATCTCAAGTGAATGATGACACGAAAGCGGCTTAACCATGACTTATTCCTCAGAAACTGCCTTGCGGAGTTTGATCTTTTTTGTGGCGCGCTCAACCTTTGCTGGCGTCACAGAAATAGCTTCAGCTATACCTGCCTCAATGAAACGGTTTGCTTCTGCTTCATTACAATCAATCTCATCGCCAGCATTGTGGCTAAAGTTGATCCCGGCCATGCCAGTCAATAAACGAACTTTCATAGAAATTCCCCTTCTGTGAATAAGCGGGGACCGAAGCCCCCGCCTACTTTATTTATGCACATTTGAGGTGCTTGATTGCGGCTGTGTTGGACAGTACGCCGTCGAAACGGATGTAACCCAAAATGCCGTAATCTGGTGCGAAACGCTCACGAGCAACGTAGATCGAAGGCGCGCCAACTTTGCGGACGTAGAACTTGGACATATCGCCAAACAACATAACCTTTTTGCCTGTGGCAAGGCTATCCATTGCTTGGTTTACAACTACGTTGTAGCCCAGCAAGTTCTGTGGAACGCCAGCTTGATAGTTGCCCATCTGCCATAGGTAGTTGCCGTTGCCGTCTTTCAGCTTGCGAACCGCAGCAAGTGTACTGTCGTTCATCATAATTGCTGTGGAAGGCGAGTTGCGATAGGCTGGGTCAACAGAATGTACGAGATCAATGATCTCATCTGCTGTCACGGCTGCGACTGCGGCTGCTGTTTTACCAAGGGCTGAGTTAGTCACGATGCCTTCAACGTCAGAAGAACCAGAGCCAGTTGTCAGTTTGCTGTTAGCGATGCGACCAAGACGCTCACCAATCAATTCACCCAACAGGCTTTCCATGTTCAAGATGCTGTCAGCGTTCAACTCAGCAGACCAACGAATCCACTCGGAATCGAAAGCAAATGCGCCAACGGATTTTTGACCGAAGGTTGCATCTTTGCCGCCATCGTCTGTTGGCTGAGTGCCTTCAGTGTGTGCAACGGCAGTAACGGCTGTATCGTCAACGGTTGGGATGTTGAACTGACGGCCATCAGCAGAGTTGATAACTGTGAACAATGTGCTGTCGTACATTGGGCCAGTTGCAATCATTGCTTTCTCAATGAAAGTAGCCAGCTCAGTTGGGACAGTGTAACCACCAGCAGAGTCAGTGGAACCAACTTGCGCGCGGTTTTCACGCAACACGTTGCGAACTTCTGTGTCAACAAAAGCATCACCACCAGCAGCAATCATTTCAGCGAATGCAGCGCGGTAGTCCATTTTGAAGCCTTCGTCTACGGCTGGCGCAGAACGATCTTCAAATGTTGGGCGGCGATCAAGATCAACGCTGTCACCAGCGCGCAGCGCAGCTTCAACTTTTTGCAGGCGCTCAACTTTTGCAGCCAGCTTATCGTGATCGGCCATCATGGCGTCAAATTCACGCTCCACTTCAGAAGCGCGAGCCTCTGGAGTTTCGTCGGTCACTTCGTTCAATTTGGAACGGGCCTCGGTGGCAATGTTTGCCATTTGCTCCCGCAGTGTTTTAAGATCAGCCATTTTGGCCTCCTTCTAAAATGCCTTGCCCAAGGGCGGGGGAAATAAACGGGCAAACAGCGGGAACCGCCGTTATCTCGTCAAAACTTAGCCTTCATGCGAAGTCGTCTCGCAGCTTGGTTTTTTGTTTCGTTCGCACGATGCGCCTCAAGTGAGCGAAGACCAATCTCTGTGCCATCATAGGCTGGAGTTGTGACAATAGCCACATCGTGCAATTGCAAGTCTTGGATCATTCGTTTTGGAATATCGCCACTGTCATCCCACTCCTGACGAGTGGGAATAAATGCGAAAGACATCTTATCAAGGTCTCCGCGCTTCATTTTTGGAACAATGCTGCGAACATCTGGATCAGAACCATCAAGCTCTGTTTCCATAAATAAGCCGCGCTCATCTTCAATCAATCTCAAAGTGCCGGAGCGGGTGCGAGCCAAAGGCAAACCATCGTGATTGATTAGGAAAACAACGTCATCTTGCCTCTCAAGGGCGCTGGTAAATGCACCACGCTCAATCACCTCAGTAAACATGCCAGCGATGTTCGTCTCTTCGCCGAATACCGCAGCATAACCCGAAACACGGATCGCATCGCCTTCATCTTCACGAACCTCAAGAGGTTGCGCAATTGCTCGAATTTCACGTTCAGCCATCGCGGCCTCCATATGTTTTGACAAATATAACACAGAAGCGCCACCCGCGTCCACACGGCTTCTATCTGCGTCTTCTTGCTCCAAAATCCTGTTCGCCCAAGAGCGGCCAGCATCACCGCCCCAGAGCGCCCAAGCGATACGACCGTTGCTTGGGTATCCATCTTCACCAGGTTTGAAGCCTTCAGCTTCCTTGTCAACCTCATGTCTGGCGAAGTAACTAGACATTCTGCGAACTGTGCTAATGCTTAAATTCTCTTTATTTGATATGTCCCTAGCGCGAGCTATGCCAACTTCAGTTCCGCCGCGACCATACTCTCTTCGCCAATCAAGACCGCGTTGAGCTTCATCTACCATTGCATCATTAGGTATCGGCATCAAAGCCTCCGCCTTGGCCGGAAATAGGCACTGTTGCACCTTGGATCATTAAGTCATCGCCACCCTCAAGCGGCTCCATGTTTTCAATCGTGCGAACTTCATTTGGAGTGCGGATTGCGTTCTGGATAGTGGTCGCGTGAGCTTCCATGCGGGTCTTGAAGTCACCGCGCAGCAAGCCATCAACATTAAACTCAATGTATTGCTTCGAGCCGCGAGGGAACAATTTGAGGTTCATTTCCTGCTCAACCTGCTCAATCCAACGCTTCAACGTGTGCTTAACAAAGTGCAAATCTTGCTGCTCAGTGTTGCTGAATGTGCCATGCGTCAGGTCTTGCAAGAACACAGGCGGCAAGCTGTAAATCCGCGCAATCTGCTCAATGCTAAACCGCTGCAACTCAATCAACTGCATCTGCTCTGGGTTGAAACCGATCTGCTTCATTTCATGGCCCATTGGAAGCGCCATTACCGGACGACCTTCGCGAGCCAGCTTCGCAGTAGTCTTGGCAACGTCATCAGACGCCCGAGCAGCCGCCGCTCCGCTTTGGAACGGACCCTGCAACACCACTGGCGGGAT